TGAATGTCAGTCCTGCTGCATCTACTGCTTGCATGACCGCAGAACGAATTTCCATCTCATCGGCTGTTTGATCGATGTATGCCAAGGTGATCCAAGCATCATCATCTTCATTGCGTAATTTCAGAAGATCGTTGGCTGTGTCGTACCATAACTGATTCGCAAAGATGGTTGATGGTTCTGTTGCTCCAGAACTCAGAGAAACCAACGCAGATAAAGCATCATTCAGGTCTGCCCGAAATGCCGGAAAGCCTTGGTTGGCAATATTCATGTCGTGTTGGCTCATGCCTCTAATCTCCCGTAGCCTTTCGCCACATAATCAAAAGTTCTATCTACGGCTGTGCCGCCAGAGTTCTTGAAGGTTATTGTAAACCCAGATGCGCTTTTACTGGTAATTTCATAGTAATCACCTGTTTCCATTGTCGCAGATATTCCGATTGCAGGTGTGGCTTTAAACGCATTTCCAAATGTAATGACCTTAGAACCTGCACCAGACGAAACATCATCTGCTGACTCAATTCTGTCTTGCATATCTACTGTGACTGATACTTCTTGCACAACTGGTGTTGCCTGAGTATCTGTCGTTGTCATTCTTAGTCGAAACTCAAAAGCGCGATTGGTGTAATCACCGACAGAAAATAATTTCCAATCTGACCAGGTGGGTGTCCCTGCCGGATCATCATCTGTGTGCCTGACTTGTAATTCAACGTCTGTGTTATCAAACGCATTCACATCGCCATCAAAATCACCTTCACGGGTATCGAATAACCCTGTCGCGTCATCAAAGGTGTTTACATAGTCTTGGCGCGTTGTCTTTAGTGATGCAGTTAATCGTGATGTAAAGACTGCGCCCAAATCAACTGAGTTTCCGAAATAGTAGAAACCTTCGAGATCAACAAATCCGCCACCACCATCAAACAGGCCAGTGCCATCGTCAAAGTTACCTAATCCTGAATCAAAGTTGATTGAGGTATCCAGAATCAAATGATTGTCAGCATCAACCTCTACAACATCATCAAACGTGCCATTGAAGTCAGGATGCTCTGCGACAGTCTGAACAAGATTGAGATTCTCAATTCCTGCCACATTGGTTAGAACTTGGATGACAGCAGGGTTTTGTGAAGCATTGTCTAGCTTATCAACAGCCTTAATGAAGTAAGTCCCTTGGCGAGCAGGAACAATGGCAGAGTTTGTTGGACGCGCAATCTTCTCACCTAAGTTAATCGCGTTCTGATATGTCGCGCCAGATGTCAGCGAGGAATACCGTAATCGGTAATGCGATAGATCAAGATCACCAACAGGAGTCCATGTCAGGCTTAGAACACCTGCAACAACATTACCAGTGAAGTTAGTCACATCTTCTGGTGGTGCTGTTTTGCCAATGACCTGATGCTGCTTGTTTACATAGTCAGAACGAACGCCAAGCGTTGTAATCTGTCTTGCTCTGATGTCGTAAGTTGCGCCATCTTTTGCTTCAAGTAATTCAAAGCGATTACCTGATGCCTGTCCCATGTTTGTGTATTCAGTGTCAGTTGTCAGTTTTGCTTCAACTTCATAGCGATCAAAAAAGACAGAATCACCAGTAACGACAGCGACTAACTTTGTAACAACATTCTGCGCAAGAATATCCAACTCATCAGATACAGATAGGCCAACTGGATCGACATCGAATGGATCAGGTAGATTAGTGTTTTCTGCCAGATCAAGAGCAGTTTCCTCACCATCAGCCCAATCATAAACAGCAGATGCAGTTTCCCTTAACGTAACAGCGACATTAGGCGTGAATCCCATGTCAGCAGACCAAGCAACAACCTCAAATTCTTTCTGGTTCCAACCATAACGGTCAATGGTCAATTGCACTGTATCGCCAACCTGAATCTCAAAGCCTTTCAGGTTTAGCGTAGTTGTGACTGTGATCTGCTGCCTTGCTTTCTCTAATTGCAATTTGGCTAGACGCTGACAAGTCGCATTGGATGTGACGCACTGGAAATCGATGTTGCGGAATATTTGCTCGCCATCTTCCGCCTGGTAAAGCGTATTTGTGATTGCTGTATAAGACTGTGGCTGATACAGACTTGTTGGCTCTGGATACACACCTTTGACTGCGTTGAAAGTATCTCTGCGAGAATCAGCAGTGTCGATAGTGATCCCAGTAACAATATCATCTTCAGTAATTTCTACTGTTGGCGTTCTGTACTCGCCAACTAGCAAAGTCCATTTACCGCCAATGTAAACAAGCGATCCTGCACAGGCTGTTAGCATCTTAGTGATAATGGCTTGTGGAGTTTCACCAGTGGTAAACGCGCCATTGACTGTGTAACGCTTTTCGGTTGTTTCATCAGTCAGAGTAATATCTTCATCACAAACTGCTTGTGCCGCTGTAAACGATGCTGTGTCGATTTCATCGCTTTCTGCACCTAGACCATAGGTTGTGTCTTGAATGTAGTCCAGAATGGCTGTGGCTGCGTTAGAGGTTGCGTTACGGCCTGTCAATTCCACAGAGAAGTTGGGCATCCCTTGAGCATAGACATCTTGGTTGTACTTCAGTTTGACTGCGATACAGCAAAGTCCTTTGAACTTCTTTTCAGCCGCGCTTGTTCCACTCAATAGACTGAATGTATGTCCTTCATCAGAGCCATCGCTGATTTCAACATTCATGTATCCAGATTTGCCGTTATACGAAACGCCATAACTAGTATTTAGATCAGGATCTTCTTTGACGACTTCATCATTTGCATAAATCTTAGATGCTGAATCGATCTGGTGTCCTACTAAGGCAATCACCATGTAGAGGTCTTTATTGCCTCGATTCAATTCCATAAAGACGATGTTTCCGCCAACACGGGTTTTGCCATAGACAAGTTTTGCGGCTTCAGTTGCACCTTTGGCACTAACTAGCTGTCCTGCCAATGCTTGAGCAGGTGCGACACCGTAAGTCGGGCTTCCAGTAGGTGCATCGTAATCACCAACAGCAGACAGACCACTAATTCCGAATGACTGCGCTTTTGGTGCGGTAGCAATTGAGATAGCTGCTGAGATCGCTGTGGTAGCACCCGCAGTAATAGCCGCTGCTCCTGCTCCTGCTGCAATAGCTGCACCAGTAGCTCCACCAACTAATGCCCCTGCTGCTAAACCGCCTGTGTAGACAACAGCAGCCGTGACAACAGCAGCAGTAATTACTTGTGTGACGCTTTTCCAAAAGCCCATTACGCTTTACCCCAACTGAACTGCTTGTCTTGAAGTAGTGCAATTCCTGCTAGTGAATTATCTTCAGAAAACCTCAGTTTTTGTTCTGCATCTGTGAGCATACGAATTCTTGGTCTGTTTAAATCGATCAGTCGGCTTTCAGCGTTAATTGTAATGTCTGCCTTGCCACCTGTCTCACTTAATTCAATTGTATCGACACGGCCTGAGAATAGTTGGTAAAGACTTGATACTGGAACACCATTGCTGTCCAATGCCCCGGCATAAACAGCACATGGTCTGAGTTTGTAGTTCTCATTCAATACAGCAGAAATTACAGCAGTGTCCAATCCAGATAAAACAAACGTCATGCCTTGAGCAACTAGCTCTGCATCTTCATCTGCTGATGAAATGGACATGACTGTCCCTGCGCCATCCCAGTTCTGACCATCGACATTGATCGTGCCGTAACCTGTCCAGAACCTAACAATACCGTCTGAAAACTCAACCTCAAGCGCAGTGAAAGGCTGTAATTTGTCTGATTGATATTCAGCAAGTAAGGCGGCAGGTAAAGTGCGACTCATAGTGCTTCTACTGCTCCAAACGTCATTCCATAAATGCTCGCCTGGTCAACATTGATTTCAGCAGCAGGTGTTGTGAGCCGGAAAACAGTTTTAGGACTAGAAACAATGATTGAGTCATTATCAGCAGGTGATGATCTGAGATTAGGCCAGATGTCGAAAGTCGCATTACCAGAGCCATCAGAATTTACATCGTCCAAGACTTTGTACAATCGAGAATTTTCCGCAGTACCTAATTGGAAATAATCACCTGCTTTCAAAATTCCTGTGGTATCTGGAGTCCATCCATCAGTAATTAACTCATAACCTGTCTGCGATGCGCCATTAACAACGGGGCTACCAGTAGCCACGCCTCTGGCAGTTGCACCTGCGGGATCACCCATGAGAAAAGTTCCATATTGACCACCTAACTTCATAAAGAAAGTCATCCAATATTCAGCATCTTCACGCTTCATTGGTGGCAGTGTAATGTCTGCTTCCCAATACTGGCCTGTGTATTTGTAGACTTGCTGAACGCCAGAAAAAGGTGACATATTCATCGTCACAATATCTTGTGCGCGTAATCGGACAGCAGCGATCCCTGTATGAGTTGGCAAAGCCAGTGGATACGTTATAGCCATTTAACCTAGACCTCTAGCAAATGAACCGCCTCTGCGTTTAGCATCGATCACGGCTGACTTAGTTGCATTGGTAATCATTGGAAGCATATTCATCACTTCTGCGCGTACAGTCTGAGAAACGCCAGTTGATATGTTTAAGTTTACTACAACTGGCTGACCACCTGCTGATTGTCCTTTACTGTGATCGATAACAGTTTCGTTAGGATGCAGAATTGCAGGGAATCCACCTTTGCCATCAACACCGCCAGAACGTGATCCTGATCCTGTGTATCCACCACCTGCAAATGATGACAACCCAAAACTTTGTGCCAAAGGTGCTGTAATTGCCTGACGAATAGCCAATCTCGCAAGATCAGCAAGAATAGAGTTAGCCATGCTACGGAAAGCATCTTTGACAGACATAGTTTGCGTAATCAAACCAACTAATCCATCTTCTAGTGAACGCAGTCCAGTAGCGCGAACATTATCCATGGTCATATTCAATTTGTCTGTCTCGTCTTTAAGACCTAAGACACGCTTTCTTAACTCCTCTTTTGCCTTTGCAAGTTGCTCGTCAGTAATCAACTGATTGGCAGCCATGCGTTCGTATTCTTGAACTGTATTATTGTAGGCATACATTGGATCAAGTAATGCTTTTAGTGCATCTGCTTTTCTGCGTAAGGATGCTAAATGATCGACATCATTAACATTGGCTTCTTTGATGCTTTTGTAATAATTGGTGATTGCGTTCTTTGATTCTTGTGCGCGTCTATATTGGTCATATAAAGCGTCAGAGAAATCCATGACATTTTTGTTGGCAATATCTAACTGGAGATTTGCCTTAGTCAATTCAGTTTCTAATTCGGCAATTGCTGTCTCTGTGGCTGCTGTATTCGTACCAAGGTCACCAAACTCATCTGCCGTATCACCAACAGCCTGAGCAATGACTAGATCGCCTTTGAGTTTCTGTAAGTCTTTTTGTAAACCCTGAACTTTTTGTCCTGCTTCACCTGCTTGAGTGCCAAGCAATAACAGATTTTGTTCAGTCAGTTTAGTAGGTAATTGTGTCAGTCCAATACCGACTGATTCTGCTTCTTTGCGTAAATCAGCGAATGATTGTTCTGCTTCCATCAATGAAGGAAGAAGTGTTCCTGCGACAACAGCACCGATTGAAACGATTGCACCAACTAAAGGAACGCCTAATACAAAACCTAAGTCAGCCGCTTGCTGTGACAAGGCAACCATCGGACTAACGCCACCTTGTAGCTGTCCGACAAATTGCTGAACTTGGATTCCGGCCATTCCTGCGTTGCGGCCTACACCACCAATTGAATCAGTGACACCTCTAGCAGTCTGTGCAGTTTTCTTGGCTGATGCGCCAACCTGGTCAATAGAACCACGGACTTTTTTGAGTGGAGCAGAGGCGTTGTCTTGCGCTTCGACTAGAATATTTATCTTTTCATTCGCCATCTTTGCGCCTCATCTCGAAATATGCGATCCATCCGTTAAATTCCTC